TGTCATGCTGCAGGAGTAAAGACTTCGCCATCTCTAGTTTGCCGTAGCTTTCACGCCCAATGTCAATCTCTTTATCTTTTTCTAAGTAAGCGTTTGGAGGCTCGTGCATAAATTGTAATGCCGTAAACAACGCTCCCAGTGCTTCGCTGTTTAGCTTGTTTAAAGTTGTGGTCGGTACACCTAGCAAACAACTCGCTTGGTCAAGTGCTGTTTCATGGTTTAGAAATTCGATGTACTTTTTGAACGGTACATCACCCCAGTTAGTCGGGATGTTAATTAGTTCCTCGTTTATTTTGCCTTGTATCATATCAAACTGTTTTTTCTTATTCCTGTGCTTGTCTTGTGCTTGGTTAAATACATTGTGCTGTAACGTAGTGGGTCAATGCAATGATTAAACGCATCAACTGGTATCCCTGCTTTTTTATCGTTCCAAATATAGTTAGATAATTCTTTTCGCAAATTGTGCGATGTTGGTGTTATCACAATTTGATAGTCTTGCATCTTGGTTATCCCTGCGCTCACACTTCCTGCACCCTTTTCGCATGGTATTATATTCGTTCCTTTTCGTCTTAAATCGTCTATCAATCTAGGTTCCGCACTATCAGCAATAATTAACTCATTTGGCTTAGTGGCTTGTTTATTTGCCTCAAATATTTCGTTTGTACCCATACCAACGGTTGAATAAAACTTTTCATCAGCGTAGATAATCTTTTTCTTTTCGTCAACCGCCACTTTGACTAAGGTTGTCGGGTCAACACTAAAGCCATAATCCTGTCCGTAAACGTATGGTAGTGAATTGTCAAAATCGCCCATTGTCCAATTCGTGAAGATTGCACCTTGTCGGTTTGCACGTTCACCACTTCCGTAAATTGTCCACCAATATTGATTTGACTTTCTGCTTTCGATGTCCTCAATCTGCGCTTGGGTTAAATATGGGTTGTCTTTGTAGGTGGTTATTAGCGGTGGATATTTTTCGATGTACTGGTCGAGCCAATGTTCCAAACCTAGTGCAGGGTTATAATCGCAAATAATTCTATGCCTTGTTCGTGGGAATAGTTGGTCTATTGTTTCTTGTGGGAATTGGTGCGCCTCGTTTATCCAAATGAAATCACGGCTGCGTCCGTGTATTTTTGCAGGAGTGTCGGCTCCGTAGTAGCTTATTATATTGCCGTGCAAATTATAATAGTGTTCGCTTTTGTTATGGTGCAAATCATTATACACGCCACACTCAATTAGAACGTCTTTAAAGTCTTTCCAAGCCGTTGCACGTAAAGCAGTAAATGTATCACGAACAATGTCTATATCAAGCCCTGTGTAGTTTTCACAAAGCCAAATGATGTAATAGATTACTGAATACGACTTCCCCGAGCGAGTGCCACCTTGTAACAAGGTCACACGTTGCGACTTAACTTTTTTTTTAAAAAGCGAAAGTTTGGATTACTATTCTTCATCTTCCTCGTTTAGCCATTCGGGTAAATTCTTCTTTGAAACAGAAACGTCCATTGTTTGCTTTGCTTTGCCGTATGCACGGTCTAAAAGTACCTCTGCCGCTCTTACATCGCCTTTACTAGCTTTCGCCCGTAACGCCTTTAAAATAGCCTCCCCTGCCGTTATGCCGTCTTTTTCTTCGCCCAATACTTTAGAAAGTAAAGCATCCAACTCGGGGAGTTTATGTGGCGCACCTTTTAAATTCCTGCGCTCATCTTGCCCTTTTTTAAAGGGTTTAAGGTTTTCTCTATTTGGGTTCTTGTTCACAGCTAAATCACAGTTAATTAACAAATTCTTGCTTACAATCCACTCCGTTGCGTTTAACGATTAAAGTAGGGTCTAGTTTAATCATTCGTCGAACTATTACATCGCAGTATTTAGGGTCAAATTCCATACCGTAACATTTGCGTTTAAGTTGATGTGATGCAACCATTGTTGAGCCAGAACCGAGAAATAAATCTAAGACTAATTCGTTAACTTTTGAGCTATTATTTATACCTCTTTCGCAAATTTCTAATGGCTTTTGTGTTGGGTGTTGCATTTGTAAACCTTTCATTCTATTAACTTGCCAAACGCCATTTTGCCTTTCTTTTAATTCCCTTCTCCCAATCATACCAAATATTGCCCATTCACTATCTCCATAAGAACCTTTTAAATCCCCTAATCCTGGACCGCCTTTATCCCAAACAATAACACTTTTAATTTTACCTATATTTTCACACACTTCTTTAAAATCATTAAAACAATCCCATCTGCACCAAATGTAAAAATGTCGATTATTTTCTAAAAATAAAGGAATTAAATTTAATGCTTCTTGTCCTACATTTGTATTTTCATCGTTTAATATTTGCGTGTCAGTTCGTTTTTGTTTTACTTCATTTTTTTTACTATCCCAAGCGTTACTTTCATAAGCCATTCCATAAGGTGGGTCTGTAAATACCATATCCGCTTTACTTCCATTCATTAGCTTTGCCACTTGGTCGCTGTCCGTACTATCCCCACAAAGCAAACGATGCTCTCCTATTTCGTAAAGGTCACCTAAAACGGTTATTGCCTCAATCGGTGGCGTTGCATCAAAATCATCTTCTTCGGCTTCGATTTCTTCGGCTGTAAAGTCGGGAACGTCTAATCCCCAAGCGTCCAACTTCTCAACATCCCATTCATTTGCTAACATATTCCAGTCCCACTCTCCACCGCTTACGTTATCTTTGATAATAAACTCCCGTTGCTGTTCTTCGGTTAGGTCATCGGCTTTGATAATATGCACCTTTTTTAACCCTGCTTCTTTACAAGCCTTTAGCCTCATATTGCCACCGAGTACAATCATGTCCGAGTTAACTACAATCGGACGTATTTCGAGCATCTTTGGGAAGTCTTTTATTGACTGCACCAACTTGGCGAATTTATCGTCCTTAATTATTCTAGGGTTGTTCGGGTTTGGTTTAACCTCTGATATACTTACTTGCTCGGTTTTCATAGTGTTTATTTTTTATCTATCTGCTCCAACTTCCTTTGCGCATACTCAATCCCAACTCTACCTCCCCATGCGTCTACCATCAACCCTCCGCATCCTTCCTCATAAGGTACATCCTCATATTGCAAGTGTCTTGCAAAACTTGCCATTCGTGCGATTGTTTCACGGCTAATAGGTTCACGGTTTGCTAGTTGGTTTGCCCTTGCCCAACCTACTGGTGTACCGCATCCTTTTGGGTTCCCACTTTCATCTCTATACTTCAAAGCACGTTTAGCGTTCTCGGTTGCGGCTTTCGGGTAGTCGGTGTACGTTTCAGCATTTAAAATTTCTTTCTGCGCTTTCAAGTCATTAGCATGGCTGTACAAACAAAGTCGGTATCTTTGCGCTTCGTCTTTGTATTCGCTGACCATAACATCATCACTCATGCAACGCTGGATAAAATCATCCTTAGTTTCGTTGGTGTTTGGTTTAGGTATTGGCATGGGTCAAAAATAGTAATTAATTTTATTTCTGTTAGCTTAATCATTCATTAACCGCAAATGTGCGGTGTATTGCACATTATTTCAATCATTTAGTAAAATTACTCACGCTATTGAGTAAAGTCTGTTATTCTTCTTCGGGTTCAGATACTTCTTCTTGTTCTAATTCACTAATAAAATCCATTTCATAAACTTGTATCAGTTTCACACCATCTTCTATTTCATCAAAGGTCAATAGTTGTGGCAGTTTCAAATCACGTATTTTGCGAAGTGCATCTTTGTACGTTGGTGCATACACCACAATGTTAGTTCCTTCAAAGTTTTTATAATCTAATACTTGAAAAGTCCACTGATATAGCTGGTCCATATTATAAAACTTTGCCGTCAATAATAGATTTGTTGTACACCTCAAACTCGCCACCCTTTAAAACCTTAATCACCGCAAACCCTAAATTCCATTCGTTCAAAGTCAAGTAGTCTGGGTTCAATTCGCAAAGGCATCCAATCACAAAAGTGCCATGTACTTTTCCGCTGATGTTTGTTTTCAGCATCGTTTGCGTTTTGTGTTTATCTCCGCAAATAGTGCTTTCACCCGAACGTAGCCACAACGTACGAGCAGCATTAATACCTCCGCTACCTTTGTACTCGTTGCCATGTATAGCGTATAATTTGCCAATCTTCATTACTTGGTTGTTTGCTATCCAAGTGATACCACGCTCACCAAGTCGCAGAATAGTTTGAAGTCTAAACTCCTGCATGTCTAATATCACTGGTGCTTTCACTCTTAGGTATCGCTCCCATCTTAATTCATGATTACCGAATTTGTAAAATATTTTAGCCAACGGAAAGTTTTTTTGCAGTACGTCTAAAAAGTTACGGCATATCTCAAACTCATAAGCCAAGTCACGCTTCTTCGGGTCTTGTTCGTGGAAACTAGCTTTGTGCATGTCCATAATATCACCAAGTAAAAGAATGGTGTTGATGTTTTCTTTTTTGCCGTAGTCAAGTGCGAGAGTTAGTGCTTTGTTATTTTGGTATGGCAAATGAACATCGGATAGAACTAGAATATTATTGTTAGCGATTGGCATCTTATAAATGACGCTTGGTTTCTCCTCGCTTTCGGGAAGTCCGTATGGATTTTCCCTAGTGAAATCACTTTCCATAACCAAGTTTTGTGATGTAGCCTTTCGGGTTCTCTTACCTGCTGAGCCAGTATAGTGTCTAATAACGGTTCTTGCGTGTTCGGCATCATTAAAAACTAATGGATTTTCATTAAACATTTTCTCGGCTAAAGTATTCTTACTACTATTTGGGAACTTCTCAATATACTTCATTGCGATTAATCCTAGTTGTGTTGGCTTTGCCATTGGCTGGTTTATTTAATTGTGGCGAAATTACCGTAATTAATTCTCATAATGCTTTATTTACGTATGCTTTAAATCCTAAATCATTCAACTGCTTTAGTCGGTACTCCTGTAAAGGTTTCAAAGTGTCGGTCTTTTCTTTGCACTCAATAAAGATAGCTTCACCATCTTTCAAACATAATAAATCTGGGATGCCGTTCTTCGATGTCCTAATTAAATTAATCACAAAGTAACCTTTTGCCTCCATTTCTTTTATGACTTTGGTTTGGTGTTTACTTGCCATGTTTTAAAGGTCTGCAGGACAAAGTCCTTTTTTTTAGCTACTGACTTATAAATCTGCCACTCAATCCCATCTTTAGCAAACACCCAAAATATATCGCTTTGCTTTCGGTTTATAGTTGTCATTCTATCTCTCGATTGCCAGTAGCTAATCGCACTAAAATCAATATTATAATAAACTAAAGCCTCCGCACTTGACAAATTAATGCCCTCACGTCCACTTATTATTTGCAAAGCTATAGTTTTATTTGAATTATTGAACTCCTCGATGTTGTCGGTAACGTCAAAGTGCTTCTTGATAGCGTCCAATTCAGCAATAAACTTGTAGAAAATAGCTATTTTTTTACCTGCAAACCTTTGTTTTATTGCCACTGCTTTGCTGTCGTCAAAGTCTATTCGATTGCCGTCCTCAAACTTCACCGTGCCACTATACATTTGATGTACTTTTTGCATTAGCTTCACCGAAGTATCAGCTAAAACAACTCCGCTTTTACCCTCAATAATCAAATCCTTACTTAGTCGGTCAATAATAGCATAGGTTGACGGCTTCATTTCTACTGTCATGAAGTGTTCGTTTATTTCGCTCACAAACCCTGCTTCTTTTTGCGTATAGGTCAACATTATAGGGTCGATGTACTTTATAACCTTTTCGTAGCTAACCACGCTGTAATCGTTTGACGTGCCGTATGAAGTGTATTTTAGTTTTATAGTGCCGAAATCATTATGCCATTTGTAGAAATTCGGATAGTTTCTAAACGGTGAATAGTTGGAAACAAATAACTGATGGAAGATTTGAGCGTTGCTTTCGGGTAGTAGTGTTCCTGTCATTAAAATAACCTTGCAACCGTTTGCACATATTCGCTTCGCTTGTTTTGTTCTGATGCTAGGTTTCGGGAACGCTGCCAAACTATGGCTTTCGTCAAAGATTACTAGGTCGTAAATAGGTTTGTGTTTATGAAGTTGCTCGTAGTTAATTATTGTGATTGGATAGGTGTGACCTGCTGTGGCGTAGTCTTTCTCTATACTGCTAATTGCTTTTAGCTTAGTTACAAATAAAACATTTGAGTAATTACTGCCTATTGATAGTGCGATGTGGCTCTTACCAGTCCTCACTTCATAATTAAGTATCAACAAGCCTTTAGCCTTTAATATCTCGCCACCTTTAGTAACGGCTTCGGATTGGTATTCTCTTAGTTGAAACATATTAAAAAGGTGCTTCGGTTAATTTTAAATCAATAGAAAACCAACGCTCATGATGTGACTTTCCTTCGTTGTAATCATGGTTGACATAGACTGCATAACTTTCTACCCACTTTTTAAACTTTTTATTGGTTAGCCACTTCTTATAGTCTTGATACTCGTTGGTAAAGTTATCGAATATTGTAGTTTTATTTAGACGCTCGTTGTGCGCTATCGCTCCGTCCTTTGTCCATTCGTAGAACTCAAATGAAGTTTCTTTTATAAACTTTCTTACAACAAGGTTATTGAATTCATTTTGAACTAAGCCGTTTGTCAAATAATACTGCAAACAATTAACCATGTAGCTGTCAAACCTTGCCCATTCGCTTTCGCTCCAGTCATCAAATAGTAAATGACCGAAGTGGTCTAATGGTGTACGGTTTGCGCTAAAGTAGCTACTCATTTCAATCTCAAACTTTCTACGCTCAAATGAACCCCCAACGCCACCAACGGTGTAATTGGTTGTGATTAATATTTTCGGACTTTTTTGGATGGGTAGTTTAATCGCATCCTGTCCTTTGTACTCCAAAGTGATACCCTCAGTAATTAAGCTAAAAAGACTTTCAAAACTGAAGTTCTTTTTTACATCGTCAAACACCAATAGCTGACAATCGGTTGAAACGGTTTGATAAGGGAATGACTTATTAAATTCAAATGTCTTGCCGTCAATCATGCTGACCTTTTTCATTTTGGCTATGGCGTTCCAAAATAAACCTTTGCCACTTCCCCCATTCGGGTTCTCGCTTATTGTTTCATCATTGAAAATTATCGCTTTATTATTTGCGGAGGTCTTAAAAGTGTGCAGGAGATAACCAATCACTGACTTAAATGTGTTATACTTTTGGATGTCCTTGCCACTAACTAACCAGATGAACTCCCGAAAGATAGCTGGGTGATGATCCGTTTCAGTAAACTCACGGTTTATTATTTGGTTCTTCCAAACATATCCATCTAACTTTAGATAGTCAATTTGCTCTACTCCGTCCTTAGTTACTCTCAAAGCGCAGTTGGAATAGTAAATAAAGCATTCGGTTGGTGTATCTTCTTTTAGCTGAATGTCGGCAGACTTCAAAAAAGATAAATAGTTTGGTGTAAAAAATTGTGGATTTCCTGCAATGTAGTCATAAGGCTTCGCCCCTATTTTATCATTGCTCAATAAATAATCGAGTACAAAATCTTTGATTTTCTTTTCGTTGGTTTCTTCAATAAAGTTTTGCTCTTTACGAATAAAAGTGTAAGTGTTACCGTTAGCTGGATAGTACTTCATAAAGTTGTTTTGCTCGAGCCACCGTTTGAACTTTAGCGGACTTAACATTATTCGCCCTTTGTCGGTTATGTTCCAAAACTCATCTACTTCCATCGACCCCTTTACTCGTTCAATAGTTTCCAAGTCTTGGATTTCGATGTTATCACGTTGGAGCGATGCTTTGATTTGCTTTGGGTTCTTGCCACTTAGTATTTGCTTTTCAATAGAAGAACGGATTTGACTATCCTCAAAAAACCTACTGTTAAACGTATTCTTACCACGTTTATAGGCTGAATTACATATCTGCTCAATCTCACTACTATCAAAGTCGCTTTCTTCGTATTTCAATAGCTGTGATAGTGCTGTGTGCTTACTGATGCCAAAGTCATTAAAAGCCATTGCTAACTTAAACAAGTCATTGTTTCTGCTTCCGTTTTGTAAACTATACTTTTTATTGAACCATTTTAAAAGGTTATCTAATATTTGACTTTCTGAACTCATAGGTACAACAACATCAACGTGCTGTTTGCCTATTTCGCTATATTCTTCCAACTCAATCGCATCCCATTGAATAGCGTTTGTGTTGATGTATATTTCGGGGTCATAACTTTCAAAACAAAATCGGCATATATCTTTGCAAGACTTATCGAAGTTGGCGCAATTAAAATGACTTTCTAAAGCGTTAAAATAAAGGGTAAAGTTTTCCGCATCCTTTGGTATTTTAACCAATGCTTTTACACCAAGTGCTGAAGGAGAAATAAAAGCAGCATAAACAAACGGTTCATTACTTAGTAGCTTCTTATATTCTACTGCTTCGGCTTCGGTTTTGAATTTATCAAAGTCAAGTATTAAGAACCCCGAAGGTTCGATTAATCCACTTGCTGACCTTGTGGTGAATGTGCCATTAAAGCAAACACCTGGTAAAGACTTCTTGTCTTTTTCGTCTTTTGTTTTCCGATACTTTAGGACTTTATCTTTGCTTTCGCCTTGTTTAATTCTGTTTAGGCAAAAGTCAACTGACCTTTGGAAAGGGTTGGCAACGTCTGTTACCGATTTAAATATTGAAACCATAGTAGAAAAAAAGTGCCCCAAAGAATACAAGTGATGGAAGCACAAGCAATCGATGGGGCAATAAGTTTATAATTGTATCTTCCATATACAGTGGCAAAAATATAAATCAATAATTAATAAACAAACTATTTGTAAAATATATTTTTTGCGGCACGTTTGCGCCAATTTAACAAATTCATAAAATATTGATTTTCAAACACTTAAGTAGTTTTGCGCCAATAATCCGATTATTTTCGGGAAAACCTCTGGAAAAAACGTATTTTTTAAAAAACGTGATTTCTATAAAAGAAAATAGAGAAAGTAAGTGAATAATTGGCGCAAATAAAAAACCCCCGATTTCTGGTCGAGGGTTATTGCATGGTCAAGTAATCAATGATTAATACTTCACCTTAATTAAGTCCGTAAAATCTTTCTCTAATTCTAAAACCTTATCAATAGGAAGGAAAAACATCCGCTCGTTGATGCTGGTCACGGCTCTTATTTTCTCATCGCTGTTTTGCATTTCGGCTCGGATTACCTTTTGGCTTTCTATACCAACGTACGAAAGTAATTGATTAACTCCAGTAGTGTAGGCCACTTTCAAACGGTGCAGCACGTTTTTAACTCCACTACTTCCGCTTAGTTTTAAATAGTATTCATGCTCGATGTTTAGCATCTTTGAATAATATAGCTGTCTAAAGATTGACGCTGTCAGTTGGTTGAGGTGTTGTTCCTGTTGCTGTGTCATTTTGTTTGGCTTTTAAAATTTGGTTATAATTCTCAATAATGTGTCTTAATTCTTCAAAACAAATGTTTAAAGTTTTTCGTATCTCTTCCCAGTCGCTGCCAACCTTTCGCATTTCAAATGCTTTTTTGTTTGCTATCAGTTCAACATGGTATGGCTTTGTGAAGTCTCGTCTGTAACTCATTTGATTATTTTTTTTGGTTAATTAAATACTCTCCCCATTGAGTTGCCATTGCTTTGGCTATTCCTGGGAAAGTTTTTGAACGCATTTTGCCAATAAGTTCTTTATTGTACATAAACGCATCAGCATACCATTTTGGTTGTTTCTTTTTTTTACCTGTTTTTTTATCTACCCACTCAAAAAACTCTCCTTTGTTAGTATGCGTTACCACATCATCAAACAAGTTAGGAGTTGCATTATGATACAATGGTGGTAAGTTTTTAAGCCATAAACAAGTGGTTTTTTGAAACTCATCACCAAAATAATAAGGCTGAATAACCTGGTCGGGCTTTCGGTAGATTTTACTCATTATTCCGATAGGGTTTTCTATTGCAATGTGTTTTATCGGTGCATTAACCATTTCCATAAAAAAGTCTATACCTTGCTGTTGCCGTCCGTCTTTTCGCTTTTGTTCAAACCAAGCTGCACCACTAACGGCTAAATGGGTGCAAGGTGGAAAACAAATCATAGCATCCCATGCGAGTTTAATTACTTCAAAAATATCTGTTTGGTAATGCCATTCGGGATGACCTCCGCTACATTCTTGAATGTCGCAACTAAAAGCCTCAATGCCTAGTTTACGAAGTTCAATAGTAACGGCTTGACTTTCTTCGCATCCGACTAATACCCTTACCGTTCTCATTTGACTTGCAGATTTTGCTTTTCAATAATAGTTGCACCCTCAACTATCACACCGCTTTCAATATCGCTTTTAATGGCTGTTTTGTTCACCGTTGGTTTGTAGTCAAAGTATTTAGCATCCAAAAGACTTTCATCGCTAATATGCACCGACTTTGAAGCACGAAACGACATTTTGACTAATGGTGTCTTTACTTCCGTTAATTCGTATTTTTGCATGGCAAATCCGATAGTTTCTTTCAGTTTAGCTGTTGCACTATCTATGCCGTCTTTCATTGCCTTTAATCTTTTTATTTCAGCGTCAATAGCTTTGCTGTCTGCTTCGTTGGATAGTATCACCAATCCGTAGTTAGCCGATTTCTCGGCTAACTCGGTTTGAGTAATTGCTAACTTGTTGAACAATTCGTCTGTAATTTCGCCTTGTGATGCAATTAGTTCATCGTTTATGGCTTGTAGTTCTCCGCTAATGTGGTATAGGCTTCGCATTATTTCTTCACTTTTAGGTTAACTAATTCGTTTTCCATTGGTTCGAGTAGTTGAAACTTCTTTTTAACGTCCTCGATAGTTGCTTTGCCTTGCAGCAATGCATTTGTTACGTTAGTGAAATCAATCGTGCCACGTTCTAAGAATGGTTTGGTAACTGGTTTAGGCTGTGAAGCTATATTGCCATCATCATCATCTGCGCCCACGTTTAGAAAGGATTGCATTCCGTAACGTCTTGCGTAAGTAATGCCGCTCCCCTGCGCTTGTGCATCATCTTTTTTGCCAAATAGTATTTCAGTTTCGCAACTCATCCACTCGCCACTTTCGTGTATTAAAATAGTTTCAACATAATTCTTTCCATCAATAGTTATTGTTGGCTGTAATAGTGTTATGCCGTTGGCTTGAAGCGATGGCATACACGCCTCACGAATAGAGTTAAGGTCTGCGTACTTGCTTTTGAAAAATGGATTTTTAGCATCCTTAATCGCTGTTCCCATTGCGCCCTGTGCTTTTAATAAAGCGGAGGCAATCTTTGTAATTGTTGGTGATGTTTTCATAGGTTTATTTGGTTTGGTTTAAAATTAAAATGGAAGGTCGTGATTATCATCAGTTGCACTCGCTGACGTTGCTGGTGCTTTGTAATCGCTTTTAGGTTGCCATTCGTTTAGCACCGCATAATGTGTATTGCCATTCTTGTCGGCTTCTTTTCTGCGAAGCAAATCAATGTTCACATAACCTTTGGCGTTGGTGTGTTTGTTTAGTTCTTCGATTAATGTTTTGGCGTTAATTGATACGCTCACCACTTCACCGAATTTGGTTTCTTTGACTTTGATAAATAAGCCGTTGATGTAGGTTTTGTCTGACATTTGTTTATGGTTTAATTGTTAAAAAAGAAATCGAATTGACCGTAATAGAAATCAACTGCAATTCTTACGTTGTAAGATTTTGCTTTATTGATTATATCGCTTAGGCTGTGCGAACTTACCCACGTTTTGCATTTTGGTTTAGCGTAGTAAAATTCAACATTTGAGCAACTTACTATTGGCGTAAATTTATCGCCTAGTATGTCTTGAATGATTTGTAGTTTGTTCATAGTGGTTTGGTTTAGTTGATTGCAAAAATATAAAAATAAATTAAAAGTGAAGTTTTTTTGAAGATTATTTTTAGTGGGCAAAGTTTCATATTGTACTTATTTTCATTTTGTCAAGTTATAAGTTTACTTTTTAAATCAATTTGTCAAGTTATAGGCTGACGAAAAACGGCAGCTAACAATATTTTGCCGTTAGCAATCAAGCTCACGTTCCGGCATTCTACCGTTCTTAATAAAGAAAATATCTTGACGTTCTTCAGCAATGTCATCGCTGTCTTTGCCGTTCTCAATAGCTTCTTCAACTTGCTTTAATTCGGTTGGACTTTTTACTTCTGAGATGGTTACATCTTGTAACCACTTAGTTACGTTGTGCAGGAATAGTTGCTTTTCGGCTACTTCGTACCATCCGCAGTAAAGGTTGCCATTTAGTTCGATTTCAAATTTTTTCATAGTTTGGTTTATTTGTTTAGTTTTGCATTAATACTTTTTCATAGGGGTATTTGGTTAAGAATTTGGGCGGCTGGTTACCGCCCTTTTTTTTTATATGCCTTTCAACCAACAAAGCAAAGCAATACCTCCGCTTGTTACTGCGGCATAAATAAGTAATTGAATGACTGGGTTTACCTCGTTCCAATTCTTTAGGATGTGCAGGATGAAATTCATAGTTTCGATTTTTTAAAGTTATCTAATATCTCCATCGCTGTTCGTGCGCCTTGCTCCATCATTGGTAGCGTTTCGGGTAGCCATGGATTGCCTGTGCGATGCTTTTTAGCCGCTAGTATTCGGCTATTAAAATAAGTCAAAGCCATTTCGACTTCACTTTCTGTGCGGTCTTTCAGGTAGCTGTATGCTTCGATTGTGTTGCTCATTTTGTAGAATTTAAGAAGTTTAACCATGCTGTCTTTGCCTCGTTGCGCATCTCAATCATTTGCTTAATTGCTTCATGCGCTTTCTTTGTTTTGCCGTTTAGAATATTATAGACGGCTGTTTCGCTCACGCCTAATGATTTCGCTACTTGTGCGATTGTGACGTTGTACTTTGTCAAGTCTGACCAAAGTTGTTTTAGTTGTTGGTTAGTTAGCATTGTTTAGTTTGTTTATGCGATTAGAAAATATTTGCAGTTCGCGAATTGCGATTTGGTTTAGGATGTACACCCCTTGTATGTATTTGTGGTGCATCTTGTCTTTTAGTGCTTGGTTTGTTAGGCGTTGCACTTTGTCACGCCTTGATTGTAGTTGGCTCATAGTTGGTTGGTTTTTGATAGTAATTAGATATTGTTTAATAATTGTTTAGCCTCGTTTTGTCTTACCGTTTCTGCTTCTGTCAAGATAACTGCGAAAGAGCGTATTTCGTAGTATTCAACAACTCGCTCAAGTTGTGCTTCTGTCATTTGTAGTAAGTCTGTGTTAGTGTTTTTAGTGGTTTTCATAGGTTTGTTTTTGGTTTGGTTTGTGAGGTTGATAGGATGCCTCGCCCCTTTTTATTTCATATTTTTCCGCTTATTTCTATTGCGTTTCCGTATGTATTATTTTTATGCCCTTTAATGCCTGATTTGTAAAAATTGTAATAGCTATCATAATAAGCAGTTACACCGTTTTTATCAAAACTCCTCATTGCTGTTGCTGTAAATGTGTGTGTTTTAACTTCGCAAACAACTGCTGTTTCAATTTTGCCATTTTCATTGAATGTGATTGTGTTTCCTACTTGTACGTTTTCAAAAGTTTTCATAGCTTGTTTTTTGTTTTGGTTAATAATTATAGTGCAAATATAAATGCACTTTTTGAATAAAAAAACATTTTCCAAACTTTTTTTAAACTTTTTTTTGCGAAAAAAGCAATTACACAATGAAAAACGACTAAAAAAATACCCTAAAAAAAATAATTATTTGGCTAAAATAACCGCAGTTACGCCCAAAATAACGCCCAAACCTACACCACCAACACCCCATCCAACCGACTTTATTAATGTTTTCCGCTTTTGTAGCTTTAGTTGCTTTCTTAATTCGTTGCGGTTATCAATAGCCACATCCTTTGCCAAAGTGAGTAGGCTTATTGTTTCGTCTTTTAAGGCTATAACCGTATCAAGTGAAGCAATATATCTACGTGAAACTAAAACAACGCTATCTGCCACGCTAATGACTTTATTCGAGTGGTTTAGTTCCGCTTTGTTCCTATCGTTTAGTTCGATTTGTTTAATCAAGTCAATACGGCTAACTAAAATGCTATCTGATTTGACTTGCCCATATACTTGTGAGGCTGTCATCAGTAACATTAAGGTTACGGTAAATAACTTTCGGTTTAACTTTGCGAAGGCTGTCATAAGAATATTGTTTTAATTCTAAATCGTGTTTCAATCCTGTCGCTTTCTTAATCGCTTTTAATTCCTTGGCTTGGCTAACATCAATCGCACTTTCTAAGCGTTCTATTTCTTCGTTTTGTTGCTCGATTAAAATATCTCTTGCATCCATTTCAGCTCCCTTTTGCCCACCGCAATAAGATAGACTGGTCAATACCAATATCAAAAGAAACATGGCGTAGATAGCCACTATCCAAGGGTGTTCTCTCATTGTTTATTCCTGTAATGTGTTTTACCGCCAATCTTAACGGCTTCTAAAACTTGTTTTCGGTTTACTTCGTTTGCCCTCAAAGAAACGTGAACCCATGCAGGTTCGTTGCTATCTCCGAACTCCCACAAAAGTTGGTCAAATTCTAAGTTGTTTTTAATGTAGTTAAATATCTCGCTATTCTTTACGCCACCGAAAATATCTGCATCAATATCAATAGCGCAACCGTTGCAATGGTCACTATTAATCGAACCGCCTATCGCTTTGTTTATTTCTTTGGAGCGGAAAAAAGAACTAATACCAATCGGTTTGCCAAAGTGCTCACGAACTTTATCAAATACATTTGTGGCTACGTTCTTCATGGCTACCAACTGCCCATCATCTGGTATGTTGTTAATCTGTTTGCGAATAGCATAATCGCTTTTCGTTGCTTCTTTTAAACTAACATATTTGCTTATCTGCATAGTTATTCCGATTTGCGTTCCAACATATTAATCAAAGGCTTTAGAATGTCCAAGTTAGTAACGCCTTTTATATTCTCTCTCACGCTTTGCAATTCACTAACCGCAATAATAGCCACAACCGCTTTCACCATAAAGTCGGCATCGCCATAATAACCGCCAATCACGTGAGCGATTAGTATGGCTAAAAAGTAAGATAGCACAGCATAAAACTTTCTTATCATTTTATTGGATGTAATTAACTCTGCCTTTGTCTTTGCCGACATAATGCCTGTAATAAAGTCAATTAAACTAACTGCACCCACAACGAACAATGTTGATTGTAATGGTGCTAAATAAGTTAATACTGCCGCTAAAGCCAGTCCACCATATTTTGAAGAAAGTAGTTTGAAGTCTATCATAAATTATCTACGAATGTTTGAGGGTCAATAAAGTTTTCCTCCGTTACGGTTTCGCTGTATGCCTTTATCGCATCCCATCCGTTCCACCAATAGTTTATAATCAAAACCGCTTCATCAAAATATTCGTTTTCGCTGTCGGCTAATACTGCATTCAACTCCCATTCACCTACATAATCCGCATTAAACAATCTACGTTTAAATTCTTCCTCATGCAAGGCGTTTATTTCTGCAAGGTGCGCTTCTTTATTCCATACTTTTGGCAAAGATGCTAAGTAAGCATCAAGTTCTTCTTGGCTTACATTTCGAGTACCTTGTTCGTCTGATAGTATTGGCATCTTACGTCAATTTTGTTTTAGTTACAACTGCACTATCGCTTGTGTATATTAAAGCTGCGCTACTTAAAACCATACTAATATACAAGTAATGTTGAGATGTAGTATTAATAGTAATAGTTGTTGGTGTAGCTGCCGTTGTTTCATCATTTAGGGTCGTTGCATTTGAAGCAAGAAAAGAAATAGCACTTCCACTCGCCCCACCAACTATGTTGATATTTCTCACAAATGGGATACGGTTATTATTCGATATTGTATAAGTGGCTAACAAAGATTGTTGACCTATGCTATTTGCACCAACTGCCCCATCAATAGGTGCGGCTGTTGTACCTATTCTTATTCTTATTGTTCCAGTTGCAGCACTCATTCTTGCCCATACAAAGAAACGATACAAGTAATCAAACGAGTTTACGTCTAATGCGATAATGTCTAAAGCCCTTTCGTTGGTTGTCCCTGTGAATGTGAGAAGTGAGCGTTTGTATGGAAT